AGCTACAACACCAACAGCTGGTTCAGGAGTGGTAATGGCTTTAGTGATACCTCCTTTATCAGCAGCTAACGTTTCACTTCCTGATGGTATAACATTTACAACAGGAATTTCAATAACAACAGTTACAGGCTTAGCTGAGTCAAATAGTGATGGTGTTAGTACAAATGATTTAGTAATTAACATATTTTATAAATAACATTATGGCAAACTTACAACCTACAAACGTAATTACTTATCCATTAAATTGGGAAGCAAAATCAATAGAGATAACAGTTAATGCATTTCCATTATTCCCTCAAACAGTTGAGGTGTTTTGGAAACTAATTGGAGATTCAAATTCATTCAGTGGCTCTACAACAATACCAAACAGTGTTGTTTCACAATGGGGAACAGATGATGCTGTAATACAGGCTTATGTATTACAACAATTAGGATTAACAGAAGCATTAGCTCCTATAGTTATTGAACCAATTATTCAGCCTACAACAGAAGAACCTACAACAGAAGAACCTACAACAGAAGAACCTATAGTATAATATGGCACTAAAGTATTGGTATGTAGCAGGTAATGGAAGTGCTGCTTGGTCTGTAGCCGCTAATTGGTACAATGGACCAGGTGGTACAGGAGGAGTTGCAGGAGTTCCTACAACTGCTGATGATGCTGTTGTAAATGCTGCTTCAGGTAGTGGCACACTAACTATTGGCGGAACCTCTTTTTGTAATAGCTTAAATACTAAAACTTTTACAGGTACACTTGCAGGAACACAGGGATTGAATATTGTTACATCAAGTGTTGCTAATAATAATAGTACTGTTCTTCAATTAGGAGGAAATCACACCTACAGTGGAGCTATAACATTTACAGCAACAGTATCAGGAACTAATGGCTATTTACAAATAGATTGCAATGGTATCTTTCATAAAGGTAGTATGGCATTTAATTCAGTAGGTAGAAATTGGTATGGAATAAATGATATTGAATGGAGTCCTATAAGATTAACAGGTATTCTTACTTTAACAGCAGGAAGAATACTTAGTACTGAATTATATACAGGAACTATTTCCACGTCTAATACAAATGTTAGAACTTTTTCTTTTGACAGTGTTTATTTATCAGGAACAGGTACTTTGTTGACTGCAACAGCACAAACTAACTTAACTTGGAATATAAGTGAAGGCGTTTATTTAACAAGCACTGTTTCATTATCTAAAACATTATCATTTTCAGGCATTGTTTATGCTCCTGCTATATATTTACAGGGCTCAGGAACAGGTGCTACAAATATTACTTCTACATCAACAGCAGGTTACTACCCAAGTATATTTATATCAAAAACAGGCGGTTCATTACAGTTTGGAATAAGCTCTATATTAGACTTAACATTTATAGAGGGAACAACAATTACTTGGTCATCAACAGGCGCTCAATTAACGGTTTATGGAAACATTACATTGTGTAATTCTTTAACCGTTGTTTCAACTAATAATTTATTCATTGCAGGAACTGTTTATGCTACACAAACTCTTACAACATTTAATAAAGTATTTACAGGATGGTTGCAGGTTAATGACAATAATAATTGTGCTATAAATTTTGAAGTATATGGAGATTATACTTCTACATCAACATCAACAAACCCTGCAGCAATAAATATAGTATCTTGGGGAAATGTAAAATTTTACGGTTCTGTAAATTTAACTACATCAATAAATGTAAATGCAACAGGAAGACCGTATGAGAATATGGGTGTTGAATTTAATACTATTACTTCTGCAACAACATTAGCTATATCTTTAGCTTATGTTGTTTTAGGAAACACTACATTATCAGGTAATTTACAATTTAATTCAGGATATTTAGAGTTTAAACCTAATTCAACAATAAATATTTTTTCATTAACATCAAATTCAACAAGTACATTTAGAGATTTACTTTTAAACAATGCAAATATAAATCTTAATGGAAATACAGGGACTATTTGGAATATAAATGGGTATTTACAAGGTGTTTTAAATTTTGATTCTGGAACATCAACAATAAATATAACTGATAAAACATTGGGTTCAGTAACTTTTGCGGGAGGGTCAGGTGTATATTATAACTTAAATATAAATAGGTCCACTTCTGCGTTTGCAGCCGCAGTATATACATCTTTTACAGGAGTTGATAATGCATTTGTAAACTTTAGGGATTTAACAATAATGTCTAATAGTAGTGAGCATTATATTATTTTTGCGTCAAGCACTAATACAGCTATCAAAGACACATTTCAAATAGGTAATTCAACCAATAGAACATATCTTTTGTCATCGGGTCAAATCCCTTTTACATTATATAAGTATGGTACTAATGGATTGGTAATTTGTCCAAATGTATATATTCAAAATTCAACTGCTATGTTTTATACTGCAAGCTCTTGGTATGCAATAAGCAATTCTGTTGATGCAGGTGGTAATACAAATTGGATATTTAACACACCACCAAGAAGATTAAGTTCTCTTGGTGCAGGATAATAATTAATAAATAAATAAATAAATAAATAAAAATGAGTAAAGAACAAATTGACTTATTATTAAATAAATGGATTAGTAGAAAACTAATGGTATTTATTGTAGCATGTGCTGGATTATTTTCAGGATATTTAACTTCATCTGATTGGGTTATTATATCAACGGCATATATAGGTATTCAAGGATTCTCGGACATTGTTAATAAACTAAAAAAATAATGGATAAAAACAATGATGAAAACAACTAGTATAATTAAAAAGTACGGAGTTGCTAATGAAACGGGTGTCGGATATTTAGTTAAAATTCCACTTCCATATCCTATGCGTCTTGCTTGGGATACCGATACTGTAGTAAACTCAATGATGTGCCATAGGTTAGTGGCTGATAAATTTAAAGCAATATTTGCTGAGATACATAGGGTGTACGGATATGCTAAAATAAAAGAATTAGGTATTGATTTATTTGGCGGTTGTTTTAGTTACAGAAAAATGAGAGGAGGTAATGCGTGGTCAACCCATTCTTGGGGAATAGCTATCGACTTAGATCCAGCAAGAAATACTTTAAAAGAAACATCAAGTACCGCAAGATTTGCGCGCCCTGAATATAAACCAATGATTGACGTGTTTTATAAACATGGATTTGAATCTTTGGGTAGAGAAAAAAATTATGATTGGATGCATTTTCAAATAAAAGAATAATGAAGAAATATATATTACTACTAATACTATTTACATCATGTGCCAGTAGACACGTACAAGTTGATAAACTTGAAGTAAAAAAAGACAGTATCGTTGAAACAAAAGTTACAGTTACAACTATAGAAAACAAAATAAAAACGGATTCTACAAACATAGTTACAACTATTGACAATAGCGAAATTACAATCACGCCAATTGATACATGTAAAGAAATTATTGTAGAAGGCAAGGTTTATAAAAACGTTGTTTTAAGGATCAAAAAAAATAAAGTTAATACTTTATATGTAAACAATAAAACAGAGTCTAATAATAAGCATACGGACTCCGTAGCAACCACTAAGATAAATAAAACAGAAAAGATTTCTGGTAAAAATAAAACTATAGATAGAAAAGCTAATTACTGGTGGATTCTATGGTTACTTTTATTAATATTAATATTATATCAATTATGGCGAAACAGACTGTCGTTGCTAAAGCTGTTGTAAAAGACATATCTAGACCTGGCGTTCACGCCAAATCAAAATCATCTAAATTGAAAGCTTCAAAGCTATATAAGAAAGCATATAAAGGGCAAGGCAAGTAAAAACAGGAAAATATATGTAATATATATACTATATAAAATCAAATTAAATTATGTCAGATGCAATAGTTAAGAACCTTAACTTTGGGCAAGATGCTCAAGACAAGGTATTCAAGGGTATTACAAAGTTAACAAAAGCAGTGAGTTCAACACTTGGAGCTGGTGGTAAATGTGTAATGCTAGAAGACAATCAAGGAAGACCAATTATAACAAAAGACGGGGTTACCGTTGCAGATAGTGTTATTTTATTGGACCCGGTTGAAAACATGGGAGCCAGACTTTTAAAAGAGGCGGCTCGCAAAACAGTTAAAGAAGCAGGAGACGGTACAACTACCGCAACTGTATTAGCTCATTCAATATTAAATGAAGCGTACAAAGTTCAAGCCAAGCATAACGCGAGGGAAATAAAACAAGGTATTGAGGCAATGACTGAAAAAGTAATCGCTTATTTAGAATCAATTGCAGTCCCGGTTACAGGGGATATGATTGACAATATTGCGACCATATCGACAAACAACGATCCGATATTGGGTAAAATTATTGCTGATGCGTTTAGAGCCGTTGGGGAAACTGGAATCGTAATGATGGAAACCTCAGCATCTGCTGAAACAGAAATAGAAGTAATCGAAGGTGTACAATACGATAAAGGTTTAGTTAATTCACATTTTATAACTAACCAAAACAAAAGGGTTGCAGAATTAGAGAACCCAGCTGTATTGATTATTGAATCCCCGGTAGAAACTATTAGACAAATACAGTCAGTACTTGAACACGTTATAAAAACAAATAAATCTTTATTGATTATTGCAGATATGGAAACAAATGTTTTATCTGCACTTGCAATGAATAAAGTAAAAGGAAATATAAAAGTAAATGTAATCAATGCGCCAACTTATGGTGTTAATAAAAAAGACACTTTACTGGATCTTGCCTTGTTAACTGGAGCAACGATTATAAATGAAGATTTGGGAGATGATATGGATTTAATACTACCAGAACATTTAGGTAGTTGTTTAAAAGCCGTAACCGATGATTCAGAAACAATATTACAAGTTAATAGTACAACCGAAGAAGTACAATTATTAATTGATGAATTAAAAGTACAGCTTGAAGGTAAACTTAATCCTGCTGAAGTTATTCGTTTAGAAAGAAGGCTAGCCAGGTTATCAGCAAAAGTAGCTGTTGTAAAAGTAGGCGCTAATTCAGACGTTGAATTAAAAGAAAAAGCGGATAGAGTGGAAGACGCGATATGCGCAACTAAAGCAGCTATTAAAGAAGGTATTGTTTCAGGAGGAGGTATTGCTTTATTAAATGCTTCGCAAACATTAACAGGATCTAACAGTGGTGAATGGATTTTACTCGATGCAATCAAAGCCCCTTTTAATACAATTCTTGCAAATGCGGGAGTGGAAGATAAGATGGTAAGATTTGTTGAGGGAGACGGAATGAATGTAATAACAGGGGATGTTGTTAATATGATTGCAGCCGGAATTATCGACCCATTATTAGTTACAAAATCTGCATTAAGAAATGCATCGTCTGTAGCTGTTACTATATTGTCAACTGATTGCGTAATCAATAACTTGAGAGTATAATGAAAGCAATAGGTAACAACATTATAATTTCGTTAAAGAAAGCGGGGTTAAGTAAAACAGAAGGTGGTTTACTTTTAGCAGAAAAAGACAAAGAGAATATAAGATATAAAGAAGCAGTTATAGTTTCTATAAGTGACGAGATCAAAGTATTAAATGTTGGTGATGTTATATATTATGACAAAAGCGCAGGACACGGAATAGAATTTGAGGGGAACGATTATAAAGTTATAAAGTTACAAGATGTTGTAATTGTTTTATGAGAAAGATCGAGCCTGGTGATATAAAAAGTCTTGGGTTATTAAAACATTACCGATTAATACGTAGATGGGCTTGCAGAAACAACGGATTAACCGATTCGGATTTAGAATTATTAATATTTTTTGATTGCATGGATTTCTTTACCAAGCAAGATTATAAGATTGGTACATATGCTTACAGCTGGGACAATAAACGCTGGAACAATTTGTTAAAAGAAGGGTGGATAGTAGTGTGGCGAAATAGAAACCATACAACCCAAAAATACAACATATACAAAGTTTCCTTTAAGTGTAAACAGCTGATAAACCGAATGTATCGTATAATGTTAGGTAAAGAAGATATTCCAATAAGACCAAGGAATAATAGTATAATGAAAGGTAAAACATATACAGATGTAGTATTGCAAACCGCAATAGATCATTTGAATAAAGATAAAACAAGAAATCATGGCATATAAAACAATGACAAGTCCCACGAAGCAAATGTTAGGTGATACTAATAATATAGCTATGAAAAATCAAATGGCAATTAATCCGTCGGCAATGATGCCTAATACAATCAATCCTAAAGCAGTTGGTAATCCAATGGCCGTTAATAGTGTATATGGTAACGCAAACGACAACACTTTTACAAGAACAGTTAACAACGGTCCTAAATTACCGCCGCAAGGAGTGCAAACAAGTGTAACGCCTACATTAGGCTTTGAAAACAATTAATTATGAATATAAATGCAAAAAAACACCCAATAACTCCGTTTGACAAAGAAGCAAAAATGTCAGGGGTAGGAGCAAACGCTTTGTGGGACGGTCCATTTGATACAACAGCATATCCTAAAGGACCAGGATATAGTGCCGGTAAAGACGGGATAAAACTTAGATTTGATGAGCCAAGTTGCTCACCAGAGCCTATAACACAAAGAGCAAAAGCAAGAAGATAATGCATACACCAGATCTAAAAATGTATTTACTAAATGCGGTAGCACTTATAGTAAGTCTTAGTGATAAAGTAGAAGCTACTTTAAAAATAATATTATTATTGGTATCTATTGTATATACATGCATACGTATTTTAGATTACTTTAAAAGCAAAAAAATAAAAAAATAACTAATAACTAACAATTAAAACCAAAAAAAAAATGACAAATTTTATTTCAATTCCAGTGACCCCAGCAACACCAGGTGTAACAACAGGAAATAGATTAATTAATCTTAATGCTCTTACATTTGGGCTTGTAGCTAGCGGGACAACGGTTGGACTTTATACAACAGGGGAAAATTTTACACTTACAACCACTACTGATGGAGCTAATAAAGTTCTTGATGCAATTAATGCTGCAATTGGCGCTGTTCCAGGAGGGCAAGTGGTTCAGGTTGAATTTCCTACCAACGTTAAAGTTTTATCTGTAACAGTAGTGGCATAATAATAATTTATTAAATAAAAAAAATATGGCAACTAAAAAAATGGTTACAAAAAAAGCAGACATGAAAAAAACTCCTCCTGCTAAAATGAAATCTATGGCTTATATGAAAGATTCAGCTAAGCCGGCCACAAAGCAAATGAAGGCTCCTGCAGCTAAAATGAAAAAATGCTAATATAACTAATATGGCATTAGGCGATACAATAGAAAAAATTACGTCAGCAACCGGTATAAAAACGGTTGTTGATGCTGTATCAAAAGCTACAAATGTAGATTGCGGTTGTGAAAAGCGTAAAGAGGAATTAAACAATCCCAATTTATTAATAAACAAAATATTTTATAAAGATGGCGTTTCAAATGAAAGGGGCTCCTTACGAAATGGACAACACTCCAGTCTATAGTACAGATATGGATGGAAATGTATTAGGTATGGCACAAAAAAACGGAGCAATCTTAATTAATAAGGATGTATCCCCGCTAGAATTAGAAAAGAATAAAACAATATCTCACGAGAAGGTGCATATAGACCAAATGAGACGAGGTGATTTGGATTACACGGATACTCATGTAATGTGGAAAGGGAGGCAATATTCTAGGGCAACTATGAACGAAGGTTCTAAAAAATTACCTTGGGAAATGGAGGCTTATAAAAACCAATAAATACACGTAATAATAATATTATATAAATCTAATATTATTTAATTATGAAAAAAGTATTTTTAATTATTGCAATTACATTATTTAGTTTAAACGCATTCTCTCAAGAAAAAATTAATACTAATGATTTAATTGGTTATTGGGAACCTGATCAGGAATCGGCGCATTTATTTTTTTGGAAAGGCAAAGACCAAGTTTTGCATGTTAAAGAAATAAGCGGATCTTCTGGATTGCCAATTGATATAATTACACTAAAAGTTAATCAATCATCAATTTTTATTAAAACAATTTTTGTTCCAAATAAATGGATTGTAGAATGTACTTATACTTTTATTGATAATAATACATTAAAATGCGAAGTAACGGGTGACGCTATAGCCACAATTATATATAAAAAGAAAGAATAATAAACAAAAAAAATATTATGGCATTTAGAATGAAACATGGTTTAGGGCCGTTCCGTCAGGAAGCAACTGGGCAGCCTGTAACTAACGAGCAACCAACGCAGGAAAAACCGGCTAAATTACCACCGCCTGTAAAGCCAGACCTTAATTCAGCTGAATTTCAAGGGTTTGGAACAGAATTGAGAGACGTTCCGCAGGGTAAGCCTAAAAATTGGGTTATTAGAGATGAAATTAAAAAAATAAAATTATTAGCTGGTGACAATACATTTACCGGCTCAACTAGCACCACTCCGGCATATACTAATAGAAGCGGTAGTTGGCTGGGCAATGTTTTAACGGGCAGTGGTTATGATGTAACAAAATCTACCGGGTTGGTTAATACCACCGCTACAAAACTTGGAAACAAATTTGCAAGCGAAGATGAAAAAGAATCTTTTTATGACAATTTAAAAACTGTTTTAAAAGAAGGGCAAGGAGCTACAATTGTTGATGGTGTAGTTACACCTGGTGGAGAACACAAGGCAGAATTTAAATATGATAAAAAGAAAAGAGCTGAGGCCGAATACAATAAAGAAGTAACTGCTTATACTAGACAACAAAACTTAGAGAAAAAAGCGGCTGAAGATGCCGCTAAAAAAGCAGCTTACGACGCTAAAAAAGCAGCTCAAGCTAAACTTAGAGAAGAAAATCAAGCTAAAGAAGCAGCTAGATTAGCAAAAATATATGCAGAAAGAGATGCAAAAAAGGCAGAATGGGCAGCAGCTGGAGCAAAGAATGCTGCTGAAGCTGAAGCAAAAAAAGCTAAATTACAAGCAGAAAGAGATGCAAAAAAGAATGGCGGAAAAAAACCGGTTGAAGAAACACAGCCGGCTACTAATGAGCCTGTTGCTCAACAAAACAGAACTCCGTTTTATCAAAGAGGAATGATGTCTGATAAAATGCTTTTACAAAATAAAAATAAAAAAGCATCTGCAACTTCTCCATTAGAACAAAACGCGATTACAAATGAAAAATTAATAGGTTCAAAAACAACCTCTATTCAAACTACAAGAGGCGGTCGTCGTGGTACACTAACCACAACAGTTAATGATTATGAAACTCCAGGAAGCGGTAATGCAAATACAAAAAAACCAATGTCTGATGCTAATTGGTCAAAGTTTGTAAAAGAAAATCCAGATTGGAACAAAGGAAGTAATAGATCAGACAGTAATGAGTCTTTTAAACCAGATCCAGAAAAACCACTAGAATTACCTAAAATAGTATCAAACTATAAACCTGAATTTACTTTTAACCCTATAAAGCCAATGCCAATGCCAGTAACTCCAAAAGAAGAGCCTAAAAACACAGGTTTTAAAACTAGCACTGGTTATATAATAAACAGAGGGGCTGAAGCAAAATCCGGCGGTGGTGGAGGAGGAAGCGAAAAAGCAAAAAAAATAGGTTGTCCTGGAGGCTGCCCATAAAATGAAGAATATATCAACAACAGGTTATAAAAGAAATAGCCCTGATAAAGATAGACCTTATAATGTAATACCTAGCGGGGACATCACAATGAAAAACGTAGATTTCCCCGTTTTGGGTATTGATAATGAAGGCAATTCTAAAATGATGCAACCAGGTGAAGATTATTCTTTTCCAGGTGATACTGTTTTAGAATTTAAACTTGGAACAAAAAACAAAAGTAAAATATATAACAAAATATTTAAAAAATAAATTATGGGACAATACGGTAATCAACCAGATTTTGGAACAAGAGCGCAGGACGTAATAATATCAGGTAGTGGAAGTGAAAATGCTGGAGCTGAACCATTCAAACCAGCGGCATTATATATAGGAAATGGGGGAACGCTTGTGGCAAATGTTGTTGGGGGTAATAACCCTAATGATAATTATACTATATTTACAAATATACCAAATGGAACTTTTTTTCCTGTTATAGTTACAAATGTTTGGTATGGAATACAACCTGGAGATGCCGACACTACTTGTAGCAACATAATAGCTCTTTACTAATGGCTTGGAATGGTATAGGTATAGGTTGGCCTAATGCAACATCAGTGGCAACACCAGTTCCTGCTAATGTTTATTATAATATTCTTTCAGTATGTTCGGGTTTGCCTGATAATATGTCAACAAATCTAGTAAACCCAAGTGTATATACTACAGGTGATTATGTATATTCTACAACTATAAATGACGGTGTTTTATTAGGTGATCTGCAATTAGCCCCAGGAAATATTCAAGTAGAAATAATAGGACCAACTTATTCAGGTTGTCCTGTAACAGCATTAGAATCGTATGTCATTGTTGATTGTATTACAGGACAAGAATATACTTCTGGTTATTATTATGCAGGAAACTTTGCTCTTGGAGATAGAGTTTATACGAAATATGGAAATTATGGGTGGGTTCAAAACATAACAACTGCTCAAGAAGGAGATCAAGATGAAGGAGGATTCTCGATTGGATATGTTGCTGATAGATGTAATGATTGTAATGTAGGTTTATGGGTTACAATTACAAAAGAAGATGTTGGAACGTTTAATATAAATTTATTTGCAAAAGAAATGTTAAGCGAAGTTAATTTTCAATCTAGTAACAATGAATTAGATGTATACGTAAATTATTATGCGGTACTATCAAATGATGAAGATCCAGATATAATTCGTTCCGGCAGTTATTTATTTGAAATTAGTTCGTATAACGTACCCTCTGGAACCACTGAAATAATTGGCACAGATTTTATATTTAACGCTCCTGAATCATACAGTATAATTGAGCAAACTGTTCAAATTACAAGCATAAATTTTGACGGTATAGCTTTAGGCCCTTATGATACAGGTTGGGACAAACCTAATAGATATGTAACAAATTATGGTAATGTTTGGACAATGACTTACTAAAAAATAATAATAAATAATAATTAATAATTAAATTAAATAAACATGGAAGTAGTAAAACAAATTACAGCAGAACAATTAGAAAAAATAGTAAATCAACAAAAAGATTTGCAAGCATTATTATCGAACATTGGGATATTAGAATCGCAAAAGCATAGTTTTTTACATCAACTAGGTGAATTAAATAAAGCAATTGAAGATTTTAAAGGCGAATTAGAAGTGCAATACGGAGCGATCAATATTAATATAGAAGATGGATCGTATACTGAAATTGAAAAACCAACTGAGGAATAATGAGTTCGGTAATTCGCAAGATAAGTATTGGTTCTGATTATAAGAACGATGCCATGCATTATTCATTAAATCAAAGTGTATATGGGGGACACGAAATCTCTCATATACTTTTTGATGAAGAGGATAACTCATACAATATATATATTAAAAAAGAAGACGAAGTAATGCCTTGGAAGAAGTTTAATTCTAACATGAGCATTGCCGTTGAATACGATTTAGAATATTAAAGTGACCGGGGTATTTGATTTCATAGTTAAACCTGTGGGGTCTAGGTATGAAAATAGTATTGATATTGATGGTAAAGAATTAATAGTAAATACTAAGATAGAAAGTTTTAAATCTGTAAACAATACAGCTATAATAGTTTCAATACCATTAGCATATAAAACAGATATAAAAGTAGGTGATATCGTAATCATACACCATAATGTCTTTAGAAGATTTTATGATATGAAGGGTAAACAAAAAAACAGCAGGTCTTATTTTAAAGAAGACTTATACTTCTGCAGCTCAGATCAAATTTACTTATATAAAACAGACACTAAATGGAAATCATTTGGAGACAGGTGTTTTATTAAACCATTAAAAAATATAGACCATTTAAAGCTTGATAAAGAGCAAAGACTTATTGGTATATTAAAATATGGAAATGACTCTTTAAAAGAGCTTAAAATCAATCCTGGAGACTTGGTAGGTTATACTCCTTTTGGGGAATTTGAATTTATTATAGAAGGCCAGAGATTATATTGTATGAAATCTAATGATATTGTAATTAAATATGAATATAAAGGAAACGAAGAGGAATATAGTCCAAGCTGGGCACAAAGCGGTTCTTGAGTTAATTAAAGTTGCTGAGGAAGCTATCCTGGATAATGGAGAAGATGATTTAAGCGCAGACAAATTAAAGAATGCTGCTGCAACAAAGAAGTTGGCTATATTTGATGCTTTTGAAATCCTTAGTAGGATTGAAGAAGAAGAAAGAATGTTAGAAGAAAGCGAAAAAGAACCAACGGCAAAAACGTTTAAAGGCTTCGCAGAAGGGAGATCTAAGTAATGTACGAAAATACTTTATTTAAAATTTTACCGGATTATATTAAATCAAGTGTTTTAAAGAAAGAAAATAGACTTAAAACATGGAAGTACGGTTATAACAAACAACATGATATGATTGTTATAAGTAAGACTGGAAAGATTGGCGAAATATATGAAATTCAAAATCTAAAAATCGCTTTACCTTTATTAGAAGATTCATATAAAAGAAACGATAAGAAGGAATTACAATATTGGAAACAATTAGAAATACCAAAAGAACTCAGTAAAATAAAAAATGTATTTGATTGGAATAAATATCCTGATACATTTAAAGAGAAATGGTTTGACTATATTGACGAAGAGTTTATAAGAAGAGACGAGGGATTTTCATTTTATAGTAACGGGATTTCTACATATATAACAGGTACACATTATATGTACTTGCAATGGAGCAAGATAGATGTTGGCGCGCCTGATTTTAGAGAGTCGAATAGATTATTCTTTATATTTTGGGAAGCTTGTAAAGCAGACACAAGATGCTACGGAATGTCCTATTTAAAGAATAGACGTTCTGGATTTTCATTTATGTCTTCCGCGGAGTTAGTTAATCAAGCAACAATATCGAGTGATTCAAGATTTGGTATACTATCTAAATCAGGTAGCGATGCTAAAACGATGTTTACCGACAAAGTTGTTCCTATATCATTAAATTATCCTTTCTTTTTTAAACCTATTCAAGATGGTATGGATAGACCTAAAACAGAGCTAGCATATAGAGTGCCGGCTTCTAAGTTTACAAGGAAGAAGTTAGATAACAACGAAAACCCTGAAGAACTTGATGGTCTTGATACAACGATTGACTGGAAGAACACAGGAGATAACTCTTATGATGGGGAGAAATTAAAACTTCTTGTACATGACGAAAGCGGGAAGTGGCTAAGACCCGATAATATATTAAACAACTGGCGTGTTACAAAAACATGTTTACGATTAGGTAGCCGTATTATTGGTAAGTGTATGATGGGATCAACATCAAATGCTTTAGACAAGGGAGGAGAGAATTTTAAGAAACTTTATTACAACTCAGATGTTACAAAAAGAAACGCCAATGGACAGACTAGCTCAGGATTATATAGTTTGTTCATACCTATGGAATGGTCCTACGAGGGATTCATTGATACTTATGGCTTACCTGTCTTCCACACTCCGGAAAGACCCGTCAAAGGTATCGACGGAAATGAAATTGAAATAGGTGTAATTGAACACTGGCAAAATGAAGTTGATGGTTTAAAATCAGATTCAGATGGATTAAACGAATACTATCGACAATTTCCAAGAACAGAACAGCACGCCTTTAGAGATGAAACAAAACAATCATTGTTTAATCTTACAAAAATATACGAACAAATTGATTACAATGCTGACCTACGGCATTCAGGCGTTTTAACACGCGGTAATTTCCAATGGGATAACGGTATACTAGATACAAGAGTAAGTTTTTACCCAAATAAAGATGGTAGATTTTTAATTTCCTGGGTACCACCTAAACATATGCAAAATTGCGTAATAATAAAAGATGGGTATAAATATCCAGGTAATGAACACTGTGGTGCATTTGGTTGTGATAGTTATGACATATCGGGAACAGTTGATAACAGGGGATCCAATGGAGCTCTTCACGGGTTAACGAAGTTCTCAATGGAAGATGTGCCTCCAAATCATTTTTTTTTAGAATACATTGCAAGACCACAGACAGCTGAAATATTTTTTGAGGAAGTATTAATGGCTTGTATATTTTATGGTATGCCAATACTTGCAGAGAATAACAAAGCAAGATTACTATATCATTTTAAAAGAAGAGGCTACAGAGGGTTCTCAATGAATCGCCCTGATAAAGTATGGAATAAGTTATCGCCTGCTGAAAAAGAAATTGGTGGAATACCAAACTCAGGACAAGATATTATACAAGCGCACGCTGCTGCAATTGAAACTTATATAGAACACCACGTTGGGGATTTAGGAGATTCATATGGAGATATGTATTTTCAAAAAACATTAGAAGATTGGGCAAAGTTTAATATAAACGATAGAACAAAGCATGATGCTTCGATAAGTTCAGGATTAGCTATAATGGCATGTAACAAACACATGTATACACCAACTAGCAATTTCCAAAAGGATAAAGTTCCTTTAAACTTTAAAAGATATAATAATGAAGGTTATAGTTCAAAAATAATATAATAGATGATTTATACAAACAATAATAGTTCTTTCCCTAGTCAGGTGGTACCGGATGAAGAAAAACAAAGTTATGAGTACGGAGCTTTAGTCGGTAGAGCTATTGAAAACGAATGGTTTCGTGGAGATAGAGTTGGTGGCGGCGTAGGTAATAGATGGGGATCAAACTGGCAGAACTTTCATAATTTACGCCTTTATGCAAGAGGTGAACAATCTGTACAAAAATATAAAGATGAATTATCTATTAATGGTGATTTGTCCTATCTTAACTTAGATTGGAAACCAATTCCTATTATACCTAAGTTTGTGGATATTGTTGTTAATGGTATATCAAGTAAGAACTATGAGATCAAAGCATATGCTGAAGATCCAGAAGCCGTACAAGCCAAAACAAAATATGCTGAAGGTATTATAAGGGATATGATGGCAAAAGACTTATTAGATAGTATACAATCAAAATTGGGTGTTAATTTATATAATAGTCCGAACCCAGAGGAGTTGCCTGAAACAAAGGAAGAATTAGAAATACATTTGCAATTAGACTATAAACAAGCAATTGAAATTGCAGAAGAAGAAGTAATAAATCAAATATTAGATCGCAATAGATACCAGTTAATTAATAGAAGACTCAATTACGATTTGACTGTATTAGGTATTGGCGCGGCTAAAACAAATTGGAATGAAGCTAATGGGGTAGTACTTGAGTACGTTGATCCCGCTAACTTAGTTTATTCTTACACAGAGGATCCAAACTTTGAAGATCTATATTATGTAGGGGAAGTTAAATCTGTAGCGTTAGAAGAACTTAAAAAGGAATTTCCATATTTGTCTGATGCCGACTTAAAAGAAATAGAAAAATTTCCCGGTAATGCAAATTATACTCGCAATTATTATGGAGCTGATACAAACGATAATACTGTACAAATATTATATTTTGAATATAAAACATATTCTAATCAGGTGTTTAAAATTAAACAAACAGAAACAGGATTAGAAAAAGCGCTCGAGAAACCAGATACTTTTAATCCACCGCCAAATGACAACTTCGAAAGAGTGTCAAGATCAATAGAGGTATTATATTCAGGTGCAAAAATATTAGGATTAGAAAAAATGCTTAAATGGGAACTAGCTGAAAATATGACTAGACCGTTTGCTGATACTACAAGAGTGGAGATGAATTATACTATCTGCGCTCCTAGAATGTATAAAGGAAGAATTGAGTCACTTGTAAGCCGTATAACAGGGTTTGCGGATATGATTCAGTTAACGCATTTAAAATTACAACAAGTATTATCAAGAATGGTGCCAGATGGGGTGTTTGTAGATGTAGATGGATTAGCTGAAGTTGATTTAGGTAATGGTACAAACTACAATGCTGCAGAGGCTTTAAATATGTATTTCCAAACGGGTAGTATTGTAGGTAGATCAATGTCTCAAGATGGGGGTCAAAATCCGGGTAAAGTACCAATCCAAGAATTACAAACATCGTCAGGTAATGCTAAGATAAGTTCTTTAATAAGCACATATCAATATTACTTGCAAATGATCCGTGATGTAACCGGATTAAATGAAGCAAGAGATGGTAGCATGCCAGATAGAGATGCTTTAGTTGGGTTACAAAAAATGGCAGCAGCAAGTTCAAATACCGCAACACGTCATATATTACAATCAAGTTTATTCTTAACATTAAGGTTATGTGAAAACATTGCCCTTAGAGTTAAAGATTCATTAGAATATCCGCTAACACGTAAATCACTTATTGAAAGTATATCTATTTCCAATGTAGAAACCCTAAGAGAAATAGAAAATTTAAATTTACACGATTTTGGTATTTTCTTAGAATTAGAACCTGAAGAAGAAGATAAAGCGCAATTTGAACAAAACATTCAAGTTGCATTGCAATCAGGAGGAATTGATCTAGAAGATGTAATTGATCTAAGACAAATTAAGAATTTAAAACTAGCTAATCAGTCTTTAAAATATAAAAGAAAGAAAAAGTTAGAAAGAGATCAAGCGAACCAACAAGCAAATATTGCGGCACAGGGTCAAGCAAATGCACAAGCATCAGAAGCAGCAGCATTAGCAGAAGTGCAAAAGCAACAAGCATTGGCTCAAACAGAAATTCAAATATTACAATCTAAATCTCAATTTGAAATACAAAGAATGCAACAAGAATTATTAATTGAGAAACAGAAGATGGCACAGAAATTTGAGTATGATATGCAACTAGCTCAGGTGCAACTAGGTATTGCTCAGCAAAAACAAACACAAGCAGAAGACCGTAAAGACCAAAGAACAAAAATACAAGCCACACAACAATCAGAATTAATAGACCAAAGAAAAAATAATTCATTACCAAAAGATTTTGAAGGCGATGAATCAGGGTTTGACTTTACGGGGTTTGGTCAACAATAAGAATTAATTAACCAATTTTATATTATCATATTATGTCAGAACAAGTAAAACAAGAGGGGGACTTCAAATTACAAAAGAAGAGAACCCCTATGAAAAAATTAGTAAACTCTAATGAAATTTCAAAAGTAGATTTAAGAACAAACAAAACACCAGAGAATGCTGTTCAAATCGAAAACACAGATGAAAGCGTGTTGGGCACAAAACAACCCGAATTGGGATTGCAAGAAGTGGAGCAAAGAAACGAAGAACATCAAACAGTTACCGTTCAAGCTCCAGCCCAAGAAGAAGTAATAACAGTAATACAAGAAATTACACAAGAAGAAGTTGATGCTACAACAGCAACATTAGTTGAAGAAGCAAATAAAGCATTAGAAGCACAAGGAAGTACAAATAAAGAACTACCTGAAAACATTAATAAACTTGTATCTTTTATGGAAGAAACAGGTGGAACAGTTGAGGATTATGTAAGATTAAACCACGACTATTCTACTATTAATAATGAAACTTTACTAAAAGAATATTATAAAAAATCTAGACCGCATTTGGATTCCGAGGAGATTGAATTTTTAATGGAAGATGAATTTAGTTACGATGAAGACTTAGATGATGAGCGAGACATCAGAAAAAAGAAACTCGCATTTAAAGAAGAAGTTGCAAAAGCCAAAAACTTTTTAGAGGACCTTAAAGGAAAATATTACGATGAGATCAAGTTGAAACCAAGCGTATCCAAAGACCAACAAAAAGCAATGGACTTTTTTAACCGATATAACGAAGAACAGGCAAACGCAGAAACACTACATTCAAATTTCAAGAATGGTACTAAAAGTTTCTTTTCCCAAGAATTCAAAGGTTTTGATTTTAAATTAGGAGAGAAAAATTTTAGATACGGAGTTCAGAATACAGAAATGGTGGCCGATAAACAATCAAACATAAACAACCTGATCAAGAAGTTCTTGAATGATAAAGGGGAAGTTACAGATTTGAAAGGTTATCACAAAGCTATGTATGCGGCCGAGAATGCTGACACTATTGCAAATCATTTTTATGAACAGGGTAAATCCGACGCTATAAAAGAGATTGTTGCAAAGTCTAATAACATATCAACAACCCCGAGAAAAACTTCTACAGGTGAAATATTTGTTAATGGATTTAAAGTTAAAGCAATTAATGGCGTTGATTCTTCAAAACTGAAAATAAAAAGCAAATTTAACAATTAAAATTAAGAAATTATGGCAAATGTAACGCCTAACTTTGGGAGTATTACTCCATCTCAAAAGCAACAAGCTTTAAACACAAACTATTTAAACTTTACGGATCCCAACGCAGTTAATCAAGATTTCGTAACATTCGCACAACAATACTTACCTGAAATCTACGAAGCAGAAGTAGAGCGTTATGGAAACAGAACACTTTCTGGATTCTTACGTATGGTTGGAGCTGAAATGCCAATGTCTTCAGATCAGGTTATTTGGTCAGAACAAAACAGATTACACATTGCTTACACTGGAGTAGATGTTGTAAGTGCCGCTGCAAACACATTATTAATTCCTGTTAACCTTACCCCTACTAATCCAAAGGATTTTGTTCAAAACGTTATTTCAATTAATCAGACTATTGTGATTATGAATCCTGCTACAGGATTAGAAGTAAAAGCTATTGTAACAGCTAGTAATATTACTACTGGAGCTTTAACTGTTGCTCCTTATACTGCTGCTACATTGGCTGCTGCTGGATTTACAGACGCAATGGATGATTTGAAAATCTTCGTTTATGGTTCTGAATATGCTAAAGGTTCTACATTAGCTACTGATAACTACACTAGCATTACACCTTCATTCACTCAATTCTCTAACTCTCCAATCATTATCCGTAATAAATATACAGTTAATGGATCTGACACGGCTCAAATCGGATGGGTAGAAATTGCTACTGAAGATGGAGCAAATGGATACTACTGGTATTTGAAAGCTGAATCTGAAACAAGATTGCGTTTCGAAGATTACTTAGAAATGGCTGTAGTTGAAGGTGAAATGGCTACTTTAAATTCTGCTGCTGATATTGCTAATAAGAAAGGTACTCAAGGTTTATTCTCTGCTATTAACGAAAGAGGTAATGTATTGAACAACTTTACTGCTGCTGCAGGTTTAACTGAGTTTGATTCAATCTTGAAAAACTTAGATACTCAAGGAGCTATCGAAGAAAACATGTTATTCTTAAACCGTCAAACATCTCTTGACTTTGATGATATGCTTGCTGCATTATCTTCTGGAGCTGCAGGTGGTGTTGCTTACGGTTTATTTGAAAACTCTGAAGAAATGGCGTTGAACTTAGGATTCTCTGGATTTAGAAGAGGTTCTTACGATTTTTACAAAACTGACTGGAAATACTTAAATGATGCATCTACTCGTGGAGCAGTTGCAAAATCAGGTATTGATGGAGTTCTTGTACCTGCTGGTACTTCTACTGTATACGATCAAATCTTAGGAACTAATATCCGTAGACCATTCTTACATGTTCGTTATAGAGCTGCTCAAGCTGACGATAGAAGAATGAAATCATGGGTAACTGGTTCTGTTGGAGGAGCTTATACATCTGATCTTGATGCAATGGAGGTAAACTTCTTGTCTGAAAGATGCTTATGCGTACAAGGAGCTAACAATTTTGTATTGTTTACTTCTGTAACTACAGCATAATAGATTATACTTTGTAAATTTTGCCCCTGTTGTAATTACGGGGGCAACTTTTACTTTTTAAAAACAATTAATTAATTATATTATATCATGTCAAAAGTAAAACAAGAAACACCAATCCAAGATAATACTTGGGAAATTAAAGATAGAACTTATATATTAACAGGGCATATTACCCCATTAACTTATACAATATCATCTAGACACTCAAGAAGATTTCCATTATTATGGTTTGATGAGAGCACTAAAGAACAAAGAGAATTAAGATATGCAACCAATCAAAATTCACCATTTGTAGACGAACAAAAAGGGGAAGCAACGTTAGGGCATATTATGTTTAAAGATGGAACTTTAACAATACCAAAAGAACAACAAAATTTACAAAAATTATTATCTTTGTATCATCCAATGCTTAATAAAAAATATCGTGAATTTAGCGCGGTACAAAACGCAATAAATGAATTAGATATTTTAGAATTGCAAGTAGAAGCAATGTCTGCCGCAATGGAAATGGATATTGATCAAGCTGAAGCAATCATACGTGTTGAGATCGGATCTAAAGCATCTAAGATGACTTCTAAGGAGATAAAAAGAGATTTACTATTATTCGCTAGACAAGATCCGTATTTGTTCTTAGAATTGGCGAATGATGAAAATGTACAACTTCGTAATTTTGCTATTAAAGCATGTGAAGCTAACATTATTACATTGTCTCAAGATCAAAGAGACTTTAAATGGGCAAGCAACGGTAAAAAGTTAATGACTGTGCCGTTCGATGAGAACCCTTATTCAGCAATGGCTGCATTTTTCAAGACCGATGAAGGTGTAGAAATTTATCAGTCTATAGCAAAAAAATTTGAATAACACGTAATACTAATATATAGGCGGTAGCTAAGGTTACCGCCTTAATATTATAATAAAAATAACAGATGGCAATAAGTGTAGATACGGTTTATAGAACCGTTTTATTAATAATAAATAAGGAGCAGAGAGGCTATATAACTCCTGATGAATTTAATAAAACAGCAACGCAAGTTCAACTTGAAATATTTAATGAATATTTTGATAGTCTAAATCAACAAATTCGTATACCAGACAATGATACTGAATATGCTGATCGTGTAAAAAACCTACAACAAAAAATTGCAATCTTCCAAGAAGACGGCGTATGTTCTCCTATAGCGGGCGGCTTTAATATACCGGCAGTAACAGACTTTTATAAGTTAGGTACTGTAATTTACAATGATGATAAAGAAGTTCAGTATGTTCAACCAAATGAATTATTAGAACTTAATCTATCGCCAATTACCAAACCTACAAAATATTGGCCAATCTATACCTATAAAGATTTTATAATAAAGGTATACCCAACAACGATAACTACTGGAATTACTTGTACCTATGTTAGAAAGCCTGCCAATCCGGTATGGAATTTTGTTTTAGGAGCAAACCAACAATATATATATGATGCCGCTTCGTCTGTGCAATTTGAATTGCATCCTATAGAACAAACTAATTTAATAACTAGAATATTACTTTATTCAGGTATAGTTATTAAAGATCCACAAATTGTACAAATTGCAGCTCAACAAGCACAAGCAGAAAGTATTAATTCAAAAAGCTAATAAAAGATGCCGATACCAAATGACGGTTTAATAACCGAAACAAATAGACAATATTACGAAGGAGCACAAGGCTTTATTGCAAATGGAAGTGAAAGAATTTTTACTACAACATTTAATACGGATTTAATATTTGGTGGGGTTGACGCTTGGGACCCAAATAATGTTGATTACGGATTAAATAATTTTAAAATATACGAAAGTCCATCTGGTATTCCAGGCACTTTCAATGAAATCACAACTATATATGCCGTAGCTGGCAATACAATTACACTACCTGCTAATCCTATTAACGGAACTTATATTGTTGTGCAATTAAAAGTTTTAAGCGGTGGTAATTATGCAAACCCAAGTGATCCTGCTCAATTAGCTTATGGAACAACTGTAGAAGAGAATTATGGTGGTTATGCTTATATATCTTTAAATGATATTATAAATAACTTTATGGTTGCTTATGTAGGTGCGGGTAAATTAATAGCAGATGTTAAAAGAACAGACGTTATATTTCATGCTAAAAGAGGGTTACAAGAATTCAGTTATGATACTTTAAAAAGCGTTAAGTCTGTAGAATGGAATATACCTCACGGGTTAAGCGTGCCTATTCCGCAAGACTACGTTAACTATGTAAAATGCTCGTGGGTTGATAGAGCCGGTGTTAAACATATTATTTATCCTACAACACTTACAAGTAACCCCACGCAACCAAATGTTCAAGACTTTTTAGGAAATCCTACTCAGGATAATTTTGGTAGTAATATTGATGGAACATCGATAACTGACGAGAGATGGGCAAAAAATAACTCAGGCTTTATGATTAATAATATTGCTTTAGGAGGAGACGCTTTTGCTTATGGTTATAATAATTATGGTTACGGAGGTGCTTATGGAAGAAGATATGGAGGAGATCCACAACATATGAACTTTAACGGAACATTTACTATAAATGAAAGAGAAAATAAATTTTCATTTAGTAGTGATCTTGTTGGCGCATTAATAATATTAGAATATATATCTGATGGATTAGCTTATGACATGGACACTAAAGTTCCTAAGATGGCAGAAGAGGCAATGTACTTACATATACTACATAGTATACTTAGCGTAAGAGCAACCAGCCCGGAGTATCTAGTTCAAAGATTTAAAAGAGAAAGATTTGCAGCATTGAGAAATGCTAAAATAAGATTATCAAATATCAAGTTAGAGGAGATTACTCAAGTATTAAGAGGTAAATCTAAATGGATTAAACACTAAGATAAATGGCAGAAGTAAAAAATAGTTTTCTATCGTCTAAAATGAATAAAGATTTAGACGATAGACTTATACCTAATAGCGAATATAGAGATGCTCTAAATATAGAAGTAGGTAAATCCGAAACTAATAATATTGGAGTACTGCAAAACGTATATGGTAATGTTCAAATACCTAAAGAAACAATTACAAACCTGGAATGTATTGGTATATTCATGGATAATCAAAATAATAGGATTTATCAATTTTTAACAAATTATAGTGATCCAACTCCAAGCCAAATAACCTTAGCTGAATCATTACCATACCAACCATTTCCTGAGGGTTGGGTAATGAAAATAACTGTATATGATTTAAATACTTTAGTTTATTCTACTTTAGTTGAAGGAACTTTCCTAAACTTTTCAAAAACAAATTTAGTTATTGGTGTTAATCTTATAGAGGGATTATTGTTTTGGAGTGATAATAGAAATCAACCAAGAAAAATAAACTATAATAAGGCAATAAGCAACCCTATATATTATACTACAGAGGCGCAAATTTCTGTAGCTAAATACGCTCCGGTTGAACCTATATCATTAGTACGCAAAGCAACAGCAACAGTAGTTAGTGGCTTCGGGGATACTTATGTATTGAGTTCAATTAATGGAATAATTACTAATGGAATGAGTGTTGTTTCTACTTCGTTTCCAGGAAGTGATTATGGATATGTAATGGATTTTACAGTAGACACTATCACATTATACCAATCCACCACTTCTATTACAGCTGGAGACAGATTGACATTTTTAATTTCCACTATGTCTGACAAGTCCGATGATGCTAATTGGCCTGGAGACCCCGCATTCTTAGAAGATAAATACGTTCGTTTTAGTTATAGATTTAAGTTTGATGATAATGAATACTCTATAATGGCTCCATTCACTCAAATAGCATATATACCTAGACAAAAGGGCTATTTTATTAACGGGGATGAAACAGCAGCATATAGGAGTACCATAATTAAGTGGATGGAAAACTATGTTAACAATATAGAATTATTAATACCTCTTCCAGACAAAGGATCTGCTATAAATAATAGTTATAAAATAACAGACGTTGAAGTTTTATATAAAGAGTCTGACGCATTAGCCGTAAAAGTAATTGATAGTATCTCATGGGTAACTATAAAGAATGCCATACCTGATACCAATATATATGCTTATCCATACCAATCGCAAAAGCCATATAAAACATTAAATGAAAATCAAACAACAAGAGTATACGATATTGTTCCAACAAGAGCACTAGGACAAGAAATATCCGGCAATAGAATTATGTACAGTAATTTTTATACTACATATACCCCGCCTCAAAATATAAATTATAATACAGCGGTGCAGCCTAAGTCTGATTTATTTACAAATTTTGTAGAATATCCTAATCATACATTAAAACAAAACCGTAACTATCAAATTGGTTTTATTCTAGCGGATAAATTTGGAAGACAATCATCAGTATTATTATCATCGGTAGATTTACAAACGATTACGCCTAGTGGCAGCAGTGTTGTTTACGGTGGTTCAACTGTTTATGCACCTTATCAATCAGAAACCGCTCCGTTCCCAGATGTTAGAAATTGGTTTGGCAATGCATTATTAGTATTAGTTAATACTCCTATTGCGTCACAAAGAAATATACCTCAGGGAACACCCGGTTTATATGCTGAACCAACTAGTCCTAGTGGATTTGCAATTGTCAGCGGTTCTATATCGGGAAATTTTTATACATTTAAAATAGACACTGCGGTGGCAGGCAATGTAAAACCAATTCAAGGAAATTACCTAAGAGGAGCTTTTACAGATTATGTAAAAGTTTTAAGCATCAATGCCACGGCAAACCCGGATGAATGGATTGTGGCGACTACTGGGATTGTAAACAATTTATATTTGCCCGCACAGCCAACCCCTCCTGTAGATACAAAGTTTGCATATACATTAAATGAAATTGGGTGGTATTCTTATAAGGTTGTAGTTAAACAACAACAACAAGATTATTATAACGCTTATTTGCCTGGAATGCTTGACGGCTATCCAGCGGGCCAAACATTTGGATCACAAATTGTTTATACAGGTCCAGATCCAGAATTGCAAAACTCAATTAATACAACATCGTTTCCAATAGGAGAAGAAGGCAAAACAAGTCACATTGTGTTAATTAATGATAATATTAATAAAATACCTAGGGATTTAACAGAGGTTGGTCCAGATCAAAAACAATATCGAAGCAGCGTTCAATTATTTGGGAGAGTAGAAAACACTGCTGCAACACGCAAACTTATAGGGGATAGACCTTACAATAACCAGTATGCAACTACTATAACATATACATTAGCAACTACAGAAAATGCAAATGCTTTAAAAGAAATAAAACCTGGAGATGGAATACAATGTGATGAAGCTAATAGCCAATTACCCAATCCTGCAACTCCCGGTCCAGGGGTTCCTCCAACTATAGATAATCCTCAAAAATGGTATGCAAATACCGTTGTTGTTTCAAACGGATTGTTGACCTATACTGCAGATCAATCTGTTGCTGCGGTTGGCGGATCTACTTTAATAAATTTAAATACTGGCCATGATGTTATATCTATTGGCGATACTTTTATTTACACCGTTGCAGGTGTTAAATATAGTAATACAGTAGATTCCTTAACGTCACAAGATATTATTAATACAACTAATCCAATTACTCCTGCTGGCGGAATACCAACTAATGTAATATTATATTTTACAAATCCATCAAAAGGACAAATTACATTTACTCCTCCAAACTGGACTAGATATTCTAGTGATGTAATTCCAAGTCCTGGGGCTTATATAAACTTTACAATTACAAAAGCTGAAAACATACAATACTTCCCGGTTAGAAAAGCGGATGTGGTTTCTTCTATTGCCACCTCAACAGATTTTAATTTTTTAGAAAACACCGTTGACAACATTAAAGGCACTGCTGGATTAAATTTTTATCAATTACAAACAAGACCATTGATAGGAAGAGTATCTACTACTAAATCAATTGGAGTAATTAATGAATTAATGGTTCCTTTTTTAAGTGTATATGAAACAACTCCAGATGTATCTGCTTTAGCTTTGTTTTGGGAAACCGCATCAACCGGCTTAATATCGGATTTAAATTACGATGTTTCCAATGGATTTGATGGTCCTTCGCAATTTGGAGATTTAATATTTTCATTTTTTGAAAATCAAGATCCTGCAGGACTAAACACAACACCTGGAGATTCAGATTCAAAATATATTACAAGTTCATTTAGCATATTAAATAACACTGGATTCCCAATACCAGTTGACCCCGGAACCACTCCGTATTTTACTTTAGTAACAAATAATAATACCCCACAAACCGACGTAACTAGCAAGTTTGGAATTGAAGAATTTCCAGTAGCTTCTGGCACATATAGATTTATAATAAAAGATGATTTTGTTTTTGATCATTACGCTACAGAAAATAGCGAATTTAATTTTTATGTAAACGTTGCATACGGAGGTACTAATTATACTATAATATATAGAAATAGACTAGCAAATATTGTGCCAAACTTTATATCAAATTATCCAGCATACAATAAAGTTATAGATCAAACAGCCGGGTTTATAGTAAAAGTAGACGCGGTGAATGGCTCCCATAGCGTTTCAGCAAACCTAGACGATTTGTATTGGAGCATTAACAGTGGTGACCCATCTTCTTACTTTAATATAACGCCGAATACAGGAGAGTTGTTTTTACAAAATCCAGCAATACCACTAGGCACATATGAATTATTTATTAAGGTTCAGGATGCTTTTTTAATTAGCCCACCAACTCCAATAGTTGGCGTTTCTCCTTATGATTCTAAGCAAGACATTGTTCAGGTAAATATAACCGTAGGCCCAAAGCCAGTAAATAAATATTTACAAGATTATACAACACCTCCTGGCTTTGTTTTTGAGCTTGTTAGCGGAGTTCCTGGGTGCGTAGGACCAGTTGGAGAAGGATACGGAGCCGTATATATTGGGAAAAGCAATTTGTCTTTAGACCCTATAACCGGTAAAAATTCAGGATTACCAGATTTAACAAATACATCATGGAACGGAATTCCTTATTCAGGAACCGGAGCATATCAAAATTATTATAACGTTCAAATTGAAAATGGCGCGGATTTTATAGTTGAACCGCCTGAAGGATTAACTCAGGGCCAATTAGAATTTACAATAAGAACTATTGGAACTGGTATTACTAATGAAAAAAGAACCAGTTTAGCAAATTTTATATTGTATTTTAGAGAACCAACAGCACCAAATAACACATGGCAATCTATATTAGATAATAATAATGTAGGATCACCAAACTCAACTATTATACCTTTTCAAAACGGGGTTGGTGATTCTTTAGGTGTACGTATAAACGATCAAAATGCTACTGCGGAAAGATCAACATCGTTGGTTATTTCAAACCCAACAGGAGTTGTTGTAGGAGAGTATTGCTTAGTGGTATACCATCAATATACAGCTCGCCCTGGAATAATTTTTGAACCTCCTTTGCAATGTGGCTATGATTTTTACACTATAGTGAATGTGCGCGATGCAAATTACACTTATACCCCTCCAAGCCCTGTTCCAGATCCTGTAGTACCTATAGAATACTCTGTTCAGCTTGCGGAACCGGTTACAGATTATCCAGGGGCCGTACCTTATAATACTCAGGACGCTTCTATAGGATTTCCATTCTCTACAACAGCAACTTCTGATACAACAACAACTGGAAATAATTTAATAAAATTAACAGTTAATAATCCGCAAATAGTTCCAGGTTTATATTTAGATACTTACGGAGGCAAGGTTGCAGATATTTTAGCAGACGGAGTTACTATTGTAATGAGTGTAACCTTACCAATAATACCAGGAGGAACTGATTTGATATTTAGAACCATAAATGGAACTCCATTAGGTTCAGTATATGCAACCACTAATAATCCTTTGCATGTTAAACAGTTTTATTCAGACTCAGCGTTAGCCACATTATGGGAGCCTCCAGTTGCAGATAAGTTTTATTTATTCTTTAATACTCTTAGAGATTACAATGAATCTACGGTATCAATTATAGGAATGGGTGTGCCAACAAATAAGCCTATATGTTGTGCTCAGTTTGATGCAATTGGTCAAGTTATTCCGCAAACGTTTCCAGATAATACAATACAAACAGCGTGGTTAGTAACGCCTGAAACGTTAGCCAATTATGGAAGAAATCTATATCAATATACAGCACTATAGCTAAAAATATAAAAAAACAAGTAATTATTAATTATGGCAGCAACTCTAGAATTAAAGTATTTTAATTCATTTTGGCTAAAAAAAATGGATAGCATTGTAGACGTAATAAACACTACAAATGAAACAGATGGCGAAATAGCTATAGGAGGTACAACAATGACACTAGCCGCCCCTGATTTATTTTTAGGGGTTGGACAATTAATTGAATATTTCTTAACCGGTGTTGACGATCCATTCACAAATATAGTATTGAGTATAGACATAACAGGGACTATTATAACATTACTTAACCCTGTAACCGCAATTATACCAACAACAACACAAATATTTTTTGGTCCAATACAAGATTTTACCCATGTCCCTGCTGCATATGCTACGGGCAATAATGATTGGTATATTGAAGAGGCTAGAATCAGAGGAGGCTATAATAATACCTCTGTTGATTTTGGCGTTAAAGCATACCTAGCAGAGGATTCAACAACTCAACAGCATAGATTTAATTCTATAATCTATTCTGGAATATTTAATTCGAGAACAGGCATTAACAATACAAATCAATTTTCTGTAGCAGACGATATAACAAGAAGTGTTGATCCATCTGTTGGGTCAATACAAAAATTATATGCAGAAGATACCAACTTAATTATATTCCAAGAATCAAAAGTAAGTAGAGCGTTAATTGACAAAGATGCCGTTTATTCTGCAGAAGGACAACCAATGACTACATCTGGAGCTCAAGTAATCGGCCAGGTTCAACAATATGCAGGTAACTATGGCATAAGTACTAATCCAGAAAGTTTTGCTGTTTACGGATACAGAAAATACTTTGTAGATAAAAATCAAAATGTTGTTTTAAGATTATCCCAAGATGGTATAACTGAAATATCAGCGTATGGAATGATAGATTACTTTAGAGATAATTTATCGAAAATTGGCAATGCGGGAAAATTAATCGGTGGGTGGGATATGTATAATAAACAATATGTTTTATCATTGCAACCGCCAAATACAACAGAGTTTCAAACATTGGCATTCGATGAGGATTGTAATGGTTGGACAAGTAGGTTTTCATTTAAACCAAGTTTTTCAGGAAGTTTAAGAAATAGTTTTTATACTTTTAAGAATGGTAATATATGGAAACATTATGCGGATCCAACAACAACATTTGTAAATTATTGTAATTTCTACGGTGTACAATATGATGCTAATGTTACTTTAATATTCAATCCTGAAGTTTCAATGTCTAAAAACTTTAATACTTTGAATTACGAAGGTTCATCCGGTTGGTCATTAGAAGCATTATATTCAAATTCAGATACAGCGGTTCCAATAAGCAAAGCATCGGACGCCTTAAACTTAGCAGCATTAGAAAATCAATTGTTTGAAAATAGCTTTAAAAGAAAAGAAAATAAATACTTTGGAACGATTATAAATAGTACACCAGCAACTTATGGTGAGGTTATTTATGGTAATTCTATGAACGGTATAAAAGGATTTTTCTCTACTGTTAAAATGGTATTTGTTAATCCAACAACACCGACTGCTGCAGAATTGTATTCTGTGTCTTCAACTTATGTAATGTCATCTTATTAAATAAGATAAAATAAAAATAATACAAACTTAAAAATAAATAATTATGCCAATACCATTAGCAGCAGGTATGCTTGTTGGAGCAGGAGCACAAATAATTGGAGGAATAATGGGGATGGGTGCGGCAGAAAGAGCTGCAGCGGCCGCTGAACAAAAAAGAAAACAATTACAGGCGCAATTAGATAGCTTAGAAAATAGTAGACAAGCGATTATTAATCCTTACGAAGGGGTTAAGGATGTTAGCGGTCTTGCTAAAAACCTATCTGGTATGATAAGTAATCCTTATGCAAATCTAGGAGTAGCAACTCAAGCATCCAAATTCCAAGCGGAAGAAGCGGATATGGCTTTAGCAAACACGCTGGATGCATTAAAAGAAACTGGATCAAGTGCCGGAGGGGCAACCGCATTAGCTCAAGCCGCACTAAAAAGTAAACAAGGCATTTCTTCAAACATTGAACAACAAGAAGCCGCTAATGAGAAATTAAAAGCTCAAGGGGAAGCTGACATGCAAAGAATGCAAATGGCTGAAGCTCAAAGAATCCAAGGCGTTCAAATTAGTGAAGCTCAAAGAATTCAACAAGCAGAAGCTTCTGGTAAACAATTTATGTTTGGAGCTAGAGAAGGAAGAGAGCAAAGTAAAATTGATAGAGTAGCTGGGCAACTTAGCGGAGCAGAGGCACAACTTGGACAAGCAGGTGCTAATTACACATCAGCTTTAACTGGTATGATAGGAGGTCTTGCTTCAACCGCTGGATCTTATATGAGCGCTATGGGAAGTGGATCAAGTGCTAGTGGGGTTAATTTACCTAAACCGCCTACTGAAGTTGGTGAGACTTGGGGGTCATACACACCTACATTATAATAAATAAATAAACAAATACCATATATGGGAGCTTACTCAAATCCAGAAACGTACATAGATACACAATCAGCGCAGGCTTATCAAAGGCTTCAAGATACTATATCTGGAGCAACTTCAGGCATTGCTCAATCTTATGCTATAAGACAAAAAGAA